AGTATAGTGCTCATAATCAATGACTCTTATATTATTATTAATCCAGTAGGTCCCTGAAGGAACCATTATAGATACTTCACCATAACCTCCTTCATTGTTATACCAATCTTCTATATCCTCAAGAAGAAATTTATATACAAGATCTTCTATAGCTTTTTCTAAATCTGAATTTAACTCATTAAGTTTAGGGCTATGATAGTCTATTTTATCCTCTATTTCTTCTATATCATCTACAGGTTCTGTACAATACTGAATCTCTTCAATTTGACCAGAGTCTCCTGCTCCGTCATATCTTACCATAATACCAGTAATACCAATATCAGCCAACTTAATAAGGAGGCTCGTAACTTCTTGTTCTGTCATAATTATTTGATTTTATAAAACCTACCTAATATGTTTCCATTTAGGAATTCTTCTTTCTCAAGAACTTCATGCAAAAACTGATGCTTTACTTCTTGATAAGTTAATTCCATAGATGAATAACAAATCCGGAGTATCTCTCTCTTGATAGTTACTCCTGCTTTATGAGCTTCTTTAAGTATTTTATTACTACTATAATATCTCATAAAGTCCGGCTTGAGCTCTCTTCTATATTTCTTTAGCCTTTTGTCAGTTGACATTGCTAAAGCTTTTTTACCAAGAGGTCTCTTTATATTGGCAAAGAAGTTCTTCTTGCCTATATATGCCACAGACTTACCATCAATAATAGCAGTCATAATATATACAAATCCTACAGCTCCTTGAGGTATATCAATTTCCTCAAAGGTTTTTCCTAGATATATCCAGCTCATGTCTCATATGTATAAGTTGTCCAGTAATTTCAGTAAGTTCAAGCTGAAGCATAGAATTCTGATACATTAACTCTTGAAGTTCAGTATCTTTCAGTTCAATTTCTGCATCAAGTTCTTCAATTGTATCTTGAAGAGTCACTATTTCATCTCTAGCCTCTTCTAATTGTTCTTCAGTCTCACCTCTTAAATCTTTTAGATAACTATTAGCATAATCTAAATATTTTTCAATTTCATCCATTGTTTTTTCTAAACTCATAATGCTTGTTTTAATAATGGTAATAACATATTTCTTACAGCATCAACACCATGGACTTTTACAGAATCAGATAAATCTTTCTCCATAGGGAGATTAATAGTGCTAACCCCAAACATTTTTTGATATCTCTCAGCTGCTTTTTTACCGGGCCCATCATTATCAAATAATACAAATACATTTTTATAATGCTTTATAGCATTTACCATGTAGTTTGTAGGAATCATTGAGTTCTCACTATCTGGAGCAATTGACTCAGCATCTACAATTTTTAGTTTATTAAATGCCATTAGATCTTTTAAAGAAGATGTTATTATAAGAAACTTTTTATCTCCTCTAAGTTGTTCACTCCCTTGTATGTAATCTCTAATTTTAATAAACTTACCCTCCTTATTCATGGGTTGATAGATCTTATATAATGTACCATCATTTTTAAAATAACCATAGATATAATTTCTAGATATTGTAATACTGGTTTTTAATCCAAGATTATCTTCTTTGGTCATTACATAAAAAGATAATGGAACTACATTATAACGGTCAAGCATTGTAGAACCAATTTGAAATTTTGTCCAATACACTTGATCATAGTTATTCCAATGTCTCATTTCATAATCTGTAACCCTATACTTACTGTGAGCTTTTATCTCTCTTACTTCTGATGGAGCATTTGTTTTAAGATATTCATTATAATCATCAATGATTCTAAATGAAGCTCTCCCTCTATTAGGAAAGTTAAATATTGTTTGCACAAGATTTAAAGCATCACCACCGCAACCTGAAGAAAAATCTTTATACTTATAAGTATTTGTATTATCCATATAGATATACATAGAAGGTGTTTTTTCCAAGCTATTGAATATAGATTTAATTTTTACACTTTGTCCCGTAAGTTTTTCTGGAAGTTTTAAGTAATATTCAAATACCCATTCTTTAGGTATATCTTCCAATCTAGATATTAAATTTTTAGTAGAAATCATAGCTGTAAAAATAAAAATAGGGAGAAGTTAGACTTCCCCCTATAACTACTACTAATACTAGTCTAGACTGAAATCAGAAGAAGGACTTGGCATAGATAACTCATCGTCATCATCACCAAACTTCTTTACTTCTTTTGTTTCTAATTTTTTAAGATGTTTAGATTCATCATAGGTTATTATAGAATTAGATTCTAAATCTCCAAAAGCATATTTTCTACCCTCAGCTTTTGGTAACCACATATCATAACTGGTGTAGTCATTTCTATTAAGATACTCTTTACCAGCTACACAAAAACTAAGATACTTATCTCTGAAAGGAGCAGTCTTGTTAAAAGACTTTACAAAATCTTCAATAGTATCATGCTTACCATCTTGATCTACAAACCAGTCATTAATACCAAGAGTTTTTGATAAACCTTGTAAAAACATTAAGATAGACCGGTCTCTTTGAATCTTAATACCAGATTTAGTTTCCCCATCAGCATAAGCATATTGACTTGCCTTTACTCTACCAATCTGACCCTGATATCTACCTTTTGATTCATCATCCTTATCAATCATAAAACCTTCAAAATCATCACTAAGAGGTTCTGTTTCTACATGCAACATTAAGTGGTATGCATTTTCAATAAATCTGAATTCTTCTAGTTCAATACTATTGATTTTTAAAACATGATTGCCTGGAGCAATTGTTTTAGACATAGATGAGCCTCCTCCTGAGCCCAAATCGGTTGTACTTAAACCCATTTTTTACTTTTTTAAATTATTAAACAAAAATTTTATCCCAACTAGTTTTTAGGACACCATCAATCATTTCGGTAACTACTACCTCTTCATTCCTTAAATGCTCTGGTCTTGCACCACAGGTAACTTCTTCATTAGTTTTAAAACTAAGAATAGTTTTATTTCCTTTACGGTACATGTAACCAATTGCATCAGCATTAGCACAGATAAGAGATTTAATTTTACCTGTCAAATCAATGTTGGCAGACATAACCATCTCTCCCTTATCATCTACTACCTTATCCTTGATGTGCCCAGATAAAATAATGTGGGGTGCTAATGTATCAATAAAATCTAAAACTTGAAAGAAGGCCTGACGAATATATAAATACCCGGCACCATTAGGTAATGTAGTTACATTATCTCCATCATAATTCTTACCCATTGGGGTTGCTCTGTAAAGTTTTATTGCTAAAGGCATAATCATATCCTCCAATGCAGTTACTGTATCTATAGTAACATATTTGTAAGGATTGCCTGCTTTTTTTATCTCTTTACCAGTATCCAATAATTCTTGAAGACTATTAATTTTAACTTTTAAAGCATCAACAAAGTCTGTCCCATTCTCTAAATCTAAAATTAAATTATCTTCAAGACCTGCATAGGCAGTAGTTTTACCGGTCTTTGGCTTTGAATAAATTACAAGTCTTTTAGGATTTTGTCTTTCAGCTTTCACTTTCTTAGTTGGAAGTACTATTCCCATGGTGCTTTATCTTTAAATTTTATAAGTTCGTTTAACCAAGGTTTTGCACTTACAGGTTTCATTAACATGATAGCTGCAAGATCTCTAATTGTCATTTCAGATATTGGAGCATCTGCAATTTCTAAATTAGGAGTTTCCACTTCTATTTTAGGTGCAAATTCATCTTCAAAATCAGGAAATACACTTAGTGATTTCTGTAATCTTGGTAAACTCTCACTTGCTTTTTTAACTTCCTCTCTTCTTTTCTCATACAAAGAATAAGAGATTTCAGTCCCATCAGGTAGAACAGCCATAAGTTCACTAGCAGATACAATGTAAACAGAGTAATCTCCTCTTTCTCTTATTTCATATTCTTCACTATAGAAAGGATTAGCTTTGAATTTAAACAGAGGTCTATCTGACAACATAGGAACAAAGTCCTTTTCTTGACCATTTGGATCCCTTACAACATCTATAAACTCCATATAGATATCTTCACCTTTCTTCAACTCACTTTCATAAAGCTGAATGTTTCTACCAAATCTACCTTTCTCATAAAAAGCTGTTTTTAGAATAAAGATTGGACTTGGAATTTTTAACTTTTTGAAAGTTTCTGCATGATGTGCAAAAAACTCTCTTTCTTTTTGTTTTCTGTCCATAAATTAAAATTATTTCTTTGTACTTAAAGATGTAGCCTGAGCAGGAGGATCTATTTCAATTATTCTCATAGTATTCCTATCTAGCTTGAAGAAACTCATTTTAGTTAAACCATTTCTTGATTTCAAGAAGTGGAAAACTAGAGTATCATCATCATTGATAATAAACTTCTCAGGACCATATTGTTTTATTTTCCTTATAGAAGGTTTATTAATACCCATAACTACATCAGCATGTTGCAATAGAGCATCTGCTCCAAATAAATCAGAATCTAGCACATAATTACCATACTCACCATCTCTAGCCCTGTCCGGGTTATCTATGTTCCTATTAAGCTGGCTCAATACTACAAAAGCTACGGGATAATGCTTTTTCATATAAGTTAGAGCTTCTCCCAAAGAGTAAAGCATCTCAAACTTATCCCTTTCTGTTTTTGCAACTTTAAATAATGCTGAGTGATCTATAGTAACAAGCATGTTAGTGTATTTCTTAACTGAGTTACCCTCTTTATCTTTTACAATCTTAGCATGCTTTTCCATATGATGGTGAATTGTAGCACACATCACATCTACTGTACATGGATCATAAATTACATCAATTACATCTCTGTCTTTTGACTTATGATAAAGTTCAACACATTTATTAAATACTCCATCATCTAATGGTTCTGCTTTGCTCATTAGTGCATTGTAATCATAACCTGTATTCAGACTCAGCTTTCTGATCCCATTGGTCTCATCAAGCATCTCAAACTGAAACTTAAGTATCCTAAATTCATGGTCTTGATTGAATTTAATAATATCATCAATTAACTGTTCCATGAATAAAGTTTTACCTGTTCCAGGCCTAGCACCTACTACGGTGATAGTTCTCCACTCTAATCCATCACAAAAGGCATCATTGAATTTTGGCCAAGCACTTTTTAATGACTTCAATCTTCCTTTTCTTCTAGCTTCAATCTTATAGATAGCTTTTTTGAGAGCATCTCTCTCACTGACCGGTATTAGCGGTGCTGCACCATTAAACAAATTTGCCATTTTATGATTTATTAATTATATCAATTTTTGCTACGTTATACAGTTCATGCATTAGAGTTATAATTAACTCAATCAACAAAAACTGACCTATTCCTATTGTGATGATAAAAGTATTTGTAGCAAACCATCCCAATAATGTACCCGCAATTGCTAATGTCATTAGCAAAATTTTATTTTTCATTAATCAACTCTTTCTTTAAAATAATCTATTAACTCATCTTCTCCATTATTTATTAATTCACAATATGTTGCTAAATCAG